CGCCTCGGCCACCGCTGGGGAGCCTGTGAGCGTCTGGGAGCGGAGCCAGATCAGCAGGCGCGCCTGGATCCAGTCAATGCGCGCGGTGGGGTGGATGCTCATGTGGACTGGTCCCATGCCTGGAGGAGAGCGGCCTCAGCCACCTCCTGGATCAGGTTCTCTCTCACGCTGGCCAGGGAGGTGGCCCGCGGGAGACCTGGGGCGGGCGTGTCGGTGCCGTACTCGATGAATGGGGCATATTCCACCGGATTTGTCACGGTGAGAAACACGATGGGACCGTCATTGTCCACGCTCACTGTGTCGCTCTCTCCACCGCTGCTGAGGATCTCCAGGCTGGCGCGCCACCCAGCGCGGAGACGGCCTGTGTCCACTGGCACCCTCTCCGCCACCTCAGCGACCACATCAAATGCGGCCTTTCTCACGATCTCGTCGGCGATCTCTGGCATCTGGTCCACCATTCGCTGGAGAGCGCGCTGGAGGAGATCCGATTGTGTCACCACAGCAAAATCGTTCATGGTGTGCGCCGCGCGGTGAGGGTGAATAGCAACCCCAGCGGATCGATGGAGACCACCACCACCCTTCGCCGGTCTGAACCGTCCACAACCACACTGGAGAGGCTGGGTGTGGATGAGAGAGAGGTGGCCTGGATGTGGTACCGGATGTCTCCCAGCTGGAGACCTCCCGCGCTTGCCTGCACCTCATCCAGTGTGACCTCACACCGGAGCACAGACACGGTGTCATCATCACTGGTGATGGTGACGGTCCCAGCTGCGTCGTTGACAGCGCGGCCTGTGGTGGTTGAGACCACCACGGTGGTGGGTGTGACCTGGGCATCACCCAGGAGCGCGGTGAGGTCGGCAGACAGCGCCGCTTTCATCACCGGGGAGATCAGGTCTGAGCCTCTGAGATTCACCGCGCGCCCTCCTCAGATTGTCAGTGGCTCTTCAAATCCCTCATCTGAGGGCAGGAGGGCAGGGAGGACAGCCGCCATGGAGGGGATGTCCCCACCATAGGTGGCCAGGAGCCTCTCCAGCGCGCCTATCTGGGCGGTGTCATCGAGGGATAGCCCTTGCATGCTGAACCGCTTGGATCGGCGCCCTCTGTCCGCCAGGAGTACGCGAATGAGCGCCGCTGTGGCATTGTCCACTCCGCCATCACTGCTCAGCAGCTGGTCTATCTCAGCATCCTCAAACACGTACGCGGTGGCGTCTGTGTCTGCCAGATTGAGGCGGACACGTCCGCGGCTGGTGGTGATGTCGTAGGTGAATGCCACAGCGGCCTCCTCAGTGGATCAGCTGGCGGCCTTGTTGGCGCAGAAGTGGCGCCGCCAGTCTGAGACCGTCGCACCAAAATTGTACGTTGCGATGATGGAGACATCGCCATTCATGTGGCGATACTGCTCCAGCACTGGGGCGCCGCTGTCGTACGCTTTCAGACCCTTCTGGGCCTCGATGATCCAGTAGGCCGCGGAGCTGGCCGCGTCGGTGAGTGCCGACCACTTGACCGGGATGAGTGCGCCCTGGAGTGGGTTGATGTCATTGTTGGCGCTGCCTGGGAGCTGCACCGACCGGAGGATCTTCTGGGCGGTGAAGTTGAGGCCGCCAGGCACGATCAGGTGAGTGGGTCGGATGATCACTCGATTGCCGCGCGCGTCCACCGCGTTGGTGGTCGTCATCGTCTCCAGATGCGTCTCCAGGTTCGCCTCAGTGAGGGCGCTCCCGCTCGCTACGTGGTTGGCGTAGCTGGATCCGTTGATCTGGTGTGCGGTGTCGAACCAGGGCAGGCCATCATAGATAAAACCGGCGTTCGGGTCGGTGTTGTTGATGTAGGTGTTGTCGAAAAACGCAGGCTGGGCAGCGGTGAGGGTGCCTCGCTGGAACATGCCCGCGACGAAATCATCTTTCTGGAGGCGGGACAGCTCGCCCCACTCATCGGCGGCCTCCACCAGGCTCGCCTTGACCTCACCCAGGCGATTGGCTGCGAGGACGCGCCGCGGGATGCGGATCCGGCGGCTGTAGGTGCGGATCTTGGCCTGCCAAGTGTAGTCCTTGCCCAGGGTGCTGTCTTCGGGATCGTTGCCGTCTTCGAGCTCTTCGAAGCGGTCAACACCCTTGAACACTGCGCCCTTCTGGCCGTACAGAGGCGCGCCAGTGGAGGAGGCGTCCACTACCTGACAGATCTGGGGGTAGAGCGGCGCCTCTCGGTCGTAGCTCTCGAACATGGCCGGGTAACCGTCGTTTTCGATCAGTTCCTGGATCTGGGTTGCTGAAATCATGCTTACGCCACTCCGGTGAAGGACATCACGATGGAGACCAGCGCGGTGCCGTCACTGGTTCGAACATCGTGGATCAGAATGTTGTCAGTGGCTGAGGCGGTCACATCGATGGAGGAGCCGCTGCCATGGACATCACAGCTCTCCATCTTCATCCCGTCTACCAGCGTTCCGTTTCCAGAGGTCACACGATAGAACGCATTCTCGCTGGTGTTGACCAGAACGGCGTTGTCACCGTTGCTGGCTGGGCTGCTCATGATTTCCTGAGCGATGCCACAGATCACATCGGAGACTTCGTCAACCTTGATGTAAAATCCAGCGGTGGCGCCCTCGCTGGTGATGGCATCTCCCACCACGATGTCTGCTGTGCCAGCGTCAAGAGGGAGACGGACGAGAACCCGATCTCCATTCACAAAATCAAAGCTCATCCGAGCCTCCTGGGTGATGACAGGAGGGGTCCGGGCCTATCCCTTCTTCCGGTCCTGTCGGGCTTTCCACACGGGGAAATATTTCCGCGCGTCTGTGTATCCGTACCGCTCCGCCTCCAGGATGCACTCCTGGGGGATCGTCTCCACAGAC